ATCTGGGGTGCTTGGGTTGCTGTGGTGGTAGTAACCCTTCTTGTGCGCCCAGCTTAGATCGTTGTCTAACCCCATGTCGTTACCTCCGTGTTGACATCTTCTGTCTATCAGTATTTAACAGGAGCAGACAATGCAAGGGGAAATTTTATGCAATTGGACGATTGGCGAAAAAAGAAGAATCTAAGCTATGTGCAGCTTGCCAAGAAACTAGGGGCCAGCCATGCCACGGTCGTGCGCCGTTGGTGCTTGCCTGTAGATCATAAGGACAAGATGATACCATCACCGAAGTTTATGCGTATCATTAGCGAAAGCTCTTTAGGTGAGGTTTCGGCAAATGATTTCTACAAATAGCGTCACGATTGGAATTGACTGCGGGTATCGCACCGGCGGAGTAGCTCTGATTAGTGAGGGCTGGGCAGAGGTGCATGACTTGCCGGTCTACAGTGAGGGCGGCGTCGATGTGCGGGCATTGCTCGACATCATTGAGAGCGTCGAGAACGTGAAGCACATTTACATCGAGGCTCAACAGGCCATGCCGCGCCAGGGTGTCGTGTCCGTATTCAAGCTGGGCTATGGCTACGCCCAGATAATGACCACGGCGGCTTTGTCCGGCAAGCCATACACTGCAATCAGACCTGCGGTATGGAAGAAATCAATGAACCTACCGAAAGACAAGGACGCTGCAAGGCGCATGGCGCAGCAGTGGTTCCCAGATTTATCCTCTAAGCTAAAGCGAAAGAAGGATGAGCACAGGGCGGAAGCCCTACTAATCGCCCTCTACGGGCAAGGCAAAACATAAAAACGAAAGGTAACAAAATGGGATATACAAGCGAAGGTATCGGATACCAATCAACAGAGACCAGCCGCCAGGCGATTAACGCGGAGCATCTGCTGACAGTGCGGGCAAGGGTTTTGCATTTTCTTCGCTCGGTCAGCAGGGGCAATCTTTCTTTAACAACAGAGCAGATCTCCCAAGCTTTAGAAATCCCCTATGTTTCGGTGCAGCCGCGCCTAAGCGAGCTAAAGAATGACAACCTGGTTAAGATCTCTGAGGATCGAGGTCAGACAAAATACGGCAAGACATGCGTTAAGTGGCGGGCGGTGAGAAGGTAAGATGAGACACGTTGATTTGTGCAGCGGCATTGGCGGCTTTGCCCTTGGGTTTGAGTGGGCCGAACTCAGCAGCCCTGTATTGTTCTGCGACATAGAACCTTGGAGCCGAAAGATACTTGCAAAGCATTGGCCGGATGTGCCGATTGCAGAAGATGTTAAGGAGTTAGCTGATGACCCAGATAGAAATGTTCCCGACTGCGACATCCTCACAGCAGGATACCCCTGTCAGCCGTTTAGCCTCGCAGGTAAGCGCGGCGGATCGGAGGATGATCGCCACATCTGGCCGCACATCTTGCAAATTGTTGCATCCAAAAGACCCGCTTGGTGCGTTTTCGAAAATGTTTATGGTCACCTCACATTGGGCCTCGACCAAGTGCTGCTTGACTTGGAAGCCGAAGGCTACGCCACAAGGCCGTTTATTGTTCCAGCTTGCAGTGTCGATGCGCCCCACAGAAGAGACAGGGTCTGGATCATCGCCAAGAAAGTTCGCCCCGACACCGACAGCAAGCGACCACATCGAGCGCAAGAGTACAAGCACGGAGAAGCTGAACCCACTGACGGGCAAGAGCGTGACTTTGGATCGGTTTGTGAAGTTCTGGCCGACAGCGGAAGTGCAGCAAAGCGGTCAGCCGGAGATGTGGCCGACACCAGCCGCAGCCGACAGCAAGGGGACAACGGGCGGCGGTCAGGGAAAGAGCCTGAGAACGGATGTCAGGATGTGGCCGACACCAACAACTCAGGACGCGAAGAACAACGGTGGCCCAAGCCAGCACAAGCGAAACACCAAGCCCCTCAATGCGGAAGTTGGTGGCTCCCTGAACCCGCAGTGGGTCGAGTGGCTTATGGGATACCCAGAAGGGTGGACAGACTTAAAGGATTAGGAAATGCTATCGTGCCGCAGATTGCTATGCGCATAGGACAAACGATTAAGGAGGAATCAAATGGCAAAGCGTAAGCCCCGGCCGGTGTCATGCCTGACATGCGGGCGTCAGCACGACTACAACCTGGGCGGCTGGGTGATCTTGGGCGATGGTAAGACCGTGATCTGTAGCAGCCAGGAGAGTTGCTGGCGTCCGATCTACGAGAAGAGCTTGGCCGAGATAAACAAGCCCAAACCACAACGCCGCAAACTTTTTAAGGAGCAATGACATGAAAATAGCAGTTTGGTTCTCTTGCGGAGCAGCTAGTGCGGCTGCCTTAAAGCTTACGGTTGAAAAGTATGGCCTTGAAAGCGTTTACGCTGTAAATAACCCCGTTGTTGAGGAAGACGAAGACAATGTTAGGTTTGCAAGGGACGTTGCCAATTGGGTTGGTATCGACATTCAATTTGCAGTAAACTCTAAGTATCCCAATGCCTCTGCCGTTGAGGTTTTTGAACACCGCAAGGGCATGTCTTTTCCTCACGGAGCCCCATGCACTGTTGAGTTAAAAAAACGTGCTCGTCAAGAATGGGAAAAAGACAATTACGTTGACTGGCATGTTTTAGGTTTTACAGTTGAGGAACGCAGTCGGCATGACAGGTTTGTTTTGACGGAGCGTGAAAATGTTTTGCCTATACTAATTGATGCGCGGATGACAAAAAATGATTGCGCTGACATGATCCGCGCAGCTGGCATAAAGTTGCCGGAAATATACAGTAAAGGGTTTCCAAACGCCAATTGCGTTGGTTGCGTTAAAGCATCTAGCCCGACATATTGGAATCTTGTTCGCAGAGAGTACCCAAATGTTTTTAAGGAGCGGGCAGAACAATCTAAAAGGCTGGGGGCGCGGTTAGTTAGGGTTGCAGGAAAAAGAATATTTCTTGACGATCTTGACCCTTCTGCAAAAGGTAGGCCTTTAAAAGTTTTGCCTGATTGCGGTTTGTTTTGCGAGGAAAAGTAATTCTTTAGAAAGGGGGTTGACGGATGCGAAAACGGCTGTACTCTAACGAGAGCCCGCCAGGGCGAAATAACAGTATAGTTAATAACTATAAAGTTAATAACAGTGAAGTTAATAACAGTATAGCAGTAAATAACTCTATAAATAACTATAATGTTATAGCTATAAAGCGGATGCTCACCAAAATGTCACCGCAATACAAAGCAGCTGGGAAGGCTGCGCGGGCCGATCCTTTGGCGTTTCGTATGCAAAAAGTTATTAGACTGCTGCGCAAAAAGTTAAGCCATCAAAACTTTCTTGAGGCTGTGAAGCACTTGGACCAATTACCACCAATGGAGCAAGCTCAGTTTTGCCAACAAATTGAGGATTACTATGAACGCGAAGTTTGACCCTGTTGACCAGCCAAAGCACTATGCAAGCTCTTCGATTGAGTGCATCGACGCAATGGCTGCAATGGTTGAAGGATCTGCATCTGATTTGCCAACAGATTTGCATGATGGGTATTGCTGGCAAAATGCTTTCAAGTACCTTTGGCGCTGGAAAAGCAAGAACGGCGTTGAGGATCTGCGCAAGTGCAGGTATTACCTTGATCGCCTAATTAGCCGCATAGAAGCGCGGTAGCTGCGTTTGGCTATGTAGGGTGCAAAAAAAGAGAGAGCGGCATTCAGCGGCTCTCTCCGTGGCTCTCAGGCTTGTTTGTGGTCAGTTATTGGAACAGGAATGGAATGAAAAGCAATCCGTAGCCAATTCCAAACAGGCACAAAACGCCGATGATGTCTCCGATGATCTCTTTCCAGTTACTCATTGTGCTCTCCTGCGATAAAACAATCTTCTGGCGTTAAGTTCATGCCGATCCCATCGCGGTGAAATATGCCGATCGTGTGATCGTTTGGGGTAAATGTTTTAAGATACTCGCCGCCATCATTGCGATAACAGATATAACCTTTGTTGTGCCAGTGCACAGTTTTACCCTGATCCATTGCGTCAATTAGTTGCTGTCTAGTCATTGCGCTCTCCCCGCTAGTCTTTTGAATGTGCTGCAAGCGCGATCGATACCGTGTGTCGTTACTGCGCTTGTGAATTGCTTGCGCGTTACGTTGCGCCCATTGTTGTCGTGCAGTTGAACCACAAAGCTTTTCTGCGTGTTGCTTTCTGCAATCACAAGGTAGCCTGCGTGATAGTCAACCTCGTGCGTTTCTGTTTCCCAATAAGCTTGCATCACGCAGCCTCCTCTTCGCGCTCTTCGTATATGTCCCACAAGCGTGAAGCGATGCGCCGTTCAATTTCGCCATATGCCATGATACAAGCAATTTCGTCATACGACTTGCCGTGCTCGCCGCCGTAACACTCGTTGAAAAAGTCCTCGCCCTGGTCAATGTTGCAGTTCTGGCAGACCTCATGGGCCTTGTGGTAGTAGGTAACA